ATCTGTGATTATGTTGCATTGAATAAAGGTATTGAGGATAGAAGAATGCTAATTAATGATGAAGTTTATGATGTCTTATACATTGATGATCCAATGAATCTACACCAACATTTAGAAATTTTCTTAAAATATATTGGTGGTCAAAATAATGTCCAATAACGTTAAGTTTACAGATAATTCTTTAGAAGTTAGTGGATTGTTAGAACAACAAGCAATTGCCTTTTTATATGAAGCTGGTAATGCACTTAGAAATCAAGTGATAAGAAATTGTGATGAATACACAGATACTGCTAGTACAAAAGATAAATGGGAATTGCATGTTGATGAATCTAGTCTAACTGCAATTGTAGGTAATCCAAGTGAAAATGCTATTTGGGAAGAATTTGGTACAGGTGAATTTGCAGCTAATGATGATGGAAGAAAAACACCTTGGTATGTACCTGTTGAAGGATATACAGGTAATAAGCATCCATCTTACAATGGTAAGGTTGTTGTAGTGTATGGCAAAGGTGGTAAAAAGTTCTTCAAAACTAATGGTAAAAAACCTAGGTATCATCTAACCAAAGCATTCACAAAGGTTAAACCTAAGATTATTAGAAGACTGAAACAATTAATGGGTGATTAGATGACAATAGAAGCATTATCATATATTAAGAAATTACTAGATGAACTTGGTATTAATTATGAATTTGGTGAATGGATAGGTAAAATTACCTATCCTTATTTTGTAGGTGAATATCAAGAATCACCATCACTAAATGAAGATGGCAAACAAGAAATCTTATTTATTCTAAATGGTTTTAATCGTGGATCTATGCTTGATTTATTACTAATAAAAGAGCAAATAGAATCACATTTCAAAGACCAAAGAACAATTCTTCCTAATGGGAATGGAATTGTTATAACGTATTCAGATGCTATGCCAATTCCAACCTGGGATGGTGAACTAAAAAGAATACAAATTAAGTTAAATATTAATGAATGGAAGGTATAAAGGATGTCAAAAGAAGGTAGAAGTGGAATTACTACTGATACACCAAAGAATATAATGTTTGGTGCTGGTACAATCCATAAGAATTTAATTTTTACACCAGGTACTGATGGTGGCACAGGTTCTTGGAATTTTGAAGAATCTGTAGTTGGTGCAACAAATGGTGGATCAAAGTTTTCAATTGTACCTGAAGTTTACAAAATCCCACTAGATGGTGCTAATGTAAATGTTCAGAAATTAACTAAGAAGATTGGTGAAACTGCTACAATGGAAATCAATTTTGCAGAAATCAAAAAGGATTTAGTGAAGTCAGCAATCTATGGTGAAGATGGTGAAAGTGAAGATACAGCTTATGATGTAATTGTACCAAAAGAAGATATTGTGGAAGGTGACTATTGGGATAACATTGCATTTGTTGGTAAGACAGTAGATGGTGAAAACATAATTGTTATTATGGAAAATGCACTTTGTACAAGTGGCTTTTCTACAGAAGGTAAGAACAAGACTGAAGGTGTAGCAGCAATGACATTTGAATGTTATGCAAAACTTGATGCTAGTCATGATAAGTTACCTTATCGCATTTATTTACCAAAAGCAGTTTAAAAATTTTTTCAAAAAAAAGATAGTGAGGATTAAAGATGGAAAATAAATTCAATATCAGGCAAATCAAGTCATCTGATGTAATTAAGATGACTTCTATTTTGTCCAAGGTTGGAATTCGTAATTTTAAAGATATATTTGATAAGGAAACATTAGCCAAATTCAATGATAAAGAAGCTGATAGAAATGAATTAGCATTAAGTGTAGGAATTGATATTGTTAGTGTTATCCTTGAAAGTTTAGAGAAATGCGAACAACCACTTTATAAATTTTTAGGAAGTCTAATTGGTATGACAAAGGAAGAAGTTGCTGAACTACCAGGTGCAGATTTCTTAAAACTTTTAGAAGAAGTATTTACAAGTGAGGATATGAAGGATTTTTTCAAGGCTGCTTTGAGGTTGTTAAAATAGGTGATTTTAAATTTATGGACATGCTATTTCAAAGATATGCATGTCCTTATTTGTTGTTGGATGAGGTTATTGAAGAAAAAAGATTTGTTGAATTTATTAATGAATTTGCAATTGTTAAGCGTGAAAGTGAAATCGAAAAGGTATGGTTACATAAGGTATTTGACAAAACATACAATGATTTTAAAAATAGTTTAACGTTTAATGATAAACCTTCAAAAACTAGTCTTGAAGCAGCAGTCAAAAATTCAAAACAAATACTAGAAAAATTTATTCCTACATAGGGGGTGAATAAATGAATCTGTTTGATTTACAAGCAACAATAACGATTGCTATAGATGATGCTTTAGAAAGACTTCAAAGACTTGGAAATAGGGCAAATGATGTAGCACAAGAATTAAATAGTGAATTAGGTGGAAATAATAATGTAAACATTGATACAAACCAAGCAATTGATGGGTTAGAAGATGTAGAACAAGCAGCAGAAGATACAGAAGAAGCATTGGATGATGTTGCAGATTCAAGTGATGAAAGTGGTAATAGTTTAGAAGTTTTTGGAAGTATTGCTAAGGGTATAACAGGTGGTGTTGCAGCTTTAGGTGTTGCAGTTGTTGGTCTAGCAGGTGGTTTTTTATCACTAGCTGGTAATACTAGGGAATATCGTGAAGACATGGCAAAACTAGAAGCATCATTTAAAACTGCTGGTCATACAACTGAAGAAGCCACTAAAACATATAAAGAATTATATTCAGTTTTTGGTGAAGAAGATAGAGCAGTTGAAGCTGCACAACAAATATCCAAACTAGCCAAGAATGAAGAAGAAATGGCAAAAATGACCAATATTGCAACAGGTGCATGGGCAATGTGGGGTGATTCACTTGCTACAGAATCACTAATGGAAGCCATGAATAGTACTGCTAAAATTGGTGAAGTACAAGGTACACTTGCAGATGCATTAGAATGGTCAGGTGTCAATTTAGAAGAATTTAATGGTAAGTTGGCTACAATGTCAACTGAAGAAGAACGTTCTGCATATATTCTAGATACTTTAAATGGTTTATATAGTGAATCTGCAGAACAATATAGAACAATTAATGCAGAGGTAATGGCAGCAAATGATGCACAATCTAGATTAACTGATTCAATGGCAGCATTAGGTGAAAAAGCAGAACCAATTGTTACTAAAATAAAGGAAGGCTTTGCACTAATACTTGAAAAGGTACTTGAATTAATGAACAATGTGGATTTTGAAGCATTAGGTACTGAAATAGCAAATGCATTCCAAGGATTTGTTGATAATGTATTACCTGCAATAGTATCAGGATTGCAATGGATCATAGACAATAAAGATATTATCATTGCAGGTATTGTAGGTATTGGTGCAGCATTTGTAGCATGGAAAATAGTTGGTATTGTACAATCAGTAATTAAAGCACTACAAGGTATGACATTAGCACAAGCAGCATTGAATCTTGTCATGTCACTAAATCCTATTGGTTTGGTTGTAGCTGCAATAGCAGGACTTGTTGCTGCATTTGTAGTTTTATGGAATAAATCTGAAGGTTTTAGAAACTTCTTCATAGGTATGTGGGATGGAATCAAATCTGCAGTTGGAAGTGTTATTGATTGGATTTCAGAAGCGTGGGAAGGTTTAACTTCAGGTATAAAAGGATTCATGAATGGAATCATTGATGGTATTAATGGTGCAATTGGTTTCATTAATAAGATTAAAATTGATATTCCTGATTGGGTACCTGAATATGGTGGAAAAACCATTGGTTTTAATTTAGAGAAAATACCTAAATTAGCACAAGGTGGAATTGTAGAAAGTCCAACATTAGCAATGATTGGTGAAGATGGAAAAGAAGCAGTTGTTCCACTTGAAAACAATTTAGGTTGGATTGATAAGATTGTAGATAAACTTAATCCAAATAATGATTCAGACCTTATGTTTAATAAACTGATAGATAGGTTGGATTCTTTAGAAAAGGCAATATTATCAAGGAAAATTTACCTAAATGGTAATGTACTAGTTGGTGAATTAATGCCAACTATTGATGCTAGATTAGGTGAAAGAGTAGAAGCAACAGGAAGGGGAAGATAGGAAATGAAAGGTATAACATTTGGAAATTATCATTCATATGATGATTTTTCCCTTATTCTGATAAGTAAAGTGATTAGTCTTCCAAGAACTAAAACTGAATATGTAGATATCCCAGGTGGTGATGGAAGACTTGATTTAACTGAATACTTTGGTGAACCTAAATATGATGATAGAATGCTAACATTCAGTTTTGAAACATTATTAAGAGGGGAAGCCTATTATGAATTATACAATGAAATTGCTAATGCAATTCATGGTAAATATCTTCAAATAGTATTGGATGAAGATCCAGATTTCTATTTTGAAGGTAGAATCAATGTGAACCAATACAAGTCAAATGATAAGGTTGGTAAACTAGTTATTGAATGTGATTGTTATCCATATCAGATGGAAGCAATTCAAATAAGAAATGAATTTACATTAGATGGATTGGAAATGGAAGTTGCCTTGTTGAACTTGAAAAAATCAGTAATACCTATGGTGGAAGTTACTACTACTTCAAGTATAACAGTTGTTTATGAATCTAATAGTTTTAATCTAACAAGTGGAATATATGAAGATCCAAGATTAATACTAAGGGAAGGAAGCAACATTATTAAACTAGGTGGAACAGGAACTATAGCATTTACTTATAGAAGGGGTAAATTGTAATGTATAAGGTCTATTGTGATGATAACCTAATCTTTCATACATTGATGGAAGATAGAAGAATATTCAGTCCAAAAATAGATATTGCCTTAAATAAAACGGGTTCATTTACATTTACAATTTATCCTTCTAATCCATTCTATAACAAATTAAATAAGCTGAAATCCATCATTAAAGTATATAATGATGATTTTTTAATTTTTAGGGGTAGAATCCTAGATGATGATTCATACTTCCATAATCAAAAACAAATGGTATGTGAAGGTGAATTATCATTCTTCCTTGATACAATTCAAACAGATTTTAGCAACATTACCAATACTAGTGAATTATTACATCATCTAATTGATGTTCATAATTCAATGGTTGATGAAACTAAGCAATTTAAAGTAGGTAGAATCAATATTATTAATGATACCATTATTGATGGAAATTCAAAGTATATGAACACTTGGGATGTAATTAATAGTGAACTAATCAATAAGCATGGTGGATATATCTTTGTAAGACATGAAGATGATATTTCATACATTGATTATCTTGATGATTTTGATACATTGAGTAACCAACCGACAATTGAATTTGGTAAAAATCTATTAGATTATGTTAAGAAGGTTAAGGGTTCTAGTATTACTACTGCAGTTATACCTTTGGGTAAAAATAAATTAACAATTGGTTCAGTAAACAACAATGTGGACTATATATCAGATACTGATGCAGTTAGAAAATATGGATTCATCTGTAAGACCATTGAATTTAATGATGTTATAGATGCTAGTCAGTTGAAGCAATTAGGACAAGAATATTTAGATGAACTGAAAAAACTAGAAGTATCTTTAGAAATTAATGCAATTGACATGGGTAATCAATCTACTGATTTTAATTCATTTAGATTAGGTACTTACATTGGTGTTAAATCAATACCACATGATGTAGATACTAAATTCTTAATCACTAAATTATCAATTGATTTAACTGATCCAAAATCAAATAAGCTGGTACTTGGTAAAACATATTCTACATTTACTGAACAATCATTAACTAGAAATGAAAGTCAAAAGCAAATATTAAATGCAATCCAAGGAATGCAATTAGATGCAGCTACAATGGATGATGTTAATAATGCTATTAGACTAACTGAAGAAGTTACATCATCAAACATTAGTCAAAGTGCTGATGAAATCTATGCTAAAGTAAGTCAAAATTTCTATTTAAAAGATGATGCAGATGCTTTGGTTGAATCTATCAATACTGAATTCATCCAAACTAATGAAGCCTTTGAAATGAAGTTCAATCAATTTAGTGCAGATATAGAAGATGTGGCTAATAATACGGATGTACAATTCCAAGAAATTAATAAATATATCAAATTTGTTGATGGATCAATAATACTAGGACAAGAAGGGAATCACCTAACATTGAAAATTGAAAACAATGAAATAGGTTTTTACCATAAAGGTTCTAGGGTTGCATATTTTAGCAACAACAAATTGAATGTTCTAGATGGTGAATTTATTCAATCATTAAAATTAGGTAAATTTGCATTCTTACCTAGAACAAATAAAAATTTATCTTTTAAGAAAGTGGAAAAGTAGGTGATTAAATGGCATCAAGTGGAACTATTAAAACTAATACTGCTTTTGGCTATGTTGAATTAACTTGGAATATTACAAGTCAAAATGTGTCAAATAATTCATCTACTATTTCATATGCTTTAAATATTTATAGGGATAGTGGTGGTATTGTATCATCTGCAGCTAAAGATTTTTCTATTAAGATTAATGGAATAACAGTAGCAAGTGGTACTAATATAATTGGTGGTTCAGGTCTGAAAGTATTGAAGACAGGTTCAACAACTATCTATCATAATTCAGATGGATCAAAGACATTTGAATTATCATTTAGTCAAGAAATTGCTATTACTTGGAATGGTACTTGGATTGGTACTGTAACAGGAAGTGGAACAGGTACACTTAATACTATACCAAGGGCAACAACACCTACATTCCATGCTTCAAGCGTTGAATTAGGTGGAACATTGACAATTTACTTAAATCGTGCATCTACAAGTTTTGCACATGTTCTAGAATATAAGATTGGTAATTTAACAGGTAGTATTGGTAGTGGTACAACAGCTTACTATTGGGCAGTTCCATTATCATTAGCAAGTGCAATTCCAAATGCTACAAGTGGTGTAGTAACAGTATTATGTCATACCTATAATGGATCAACATACATAGGTACTAAATCAAGTACATTTACAATTACTATACCATCAACAATGAAACCAAGTGCTAATGTGACACTTAGTGAAGGTGTTGATACTATAGCATCCAAATATAGTTATTACATTCAGAATAAGTCAAAACTGAAGGTTACTATTAGTGCAAGTGGTATTTATGGAAGCACAATCAAATCTTACAAAACAACAATTGATGGTGTTCCTTATGCAAGTAATAGTTTTATATCCAATGTATTAGCCAATAGTGGTCAAAGAACAATAACTACTGTTGTTACTGATTCAAGGGGATTATCAATCACTATCACAAAGACTATTAATGTTGTAGCATATCAAGAACCTAAGATTAATAGTTTCATATGTTCAAGAGCATCATCAGATGGAACTATCAATGATGAAGGAACTTGTTTAAGTGCAACCATCAACTACACTATTACCAATTTAGGTGATTCAAGTTATAAGTTAGAAGTTAAGGAAAAGGGTGAAGCTGATTCATCATATGTGGTGATATCAAGTGGAAGTCTAGCAATTCTTAACACAATTATATTAAGTGATGAAGATGTATTGAATGTTGATTTATCCTATGATGTTAGATTATCAGTAGGTGATTATTTCACTACTTCATATGCATATTTTGATATTGGTACATCATTCACAATATTAGATTTTAATGCTAATGGAAAAGCCATGGCAATTGGTAAAGCATCTGAACTTGAAGAAGGTTTAGAAATTGCTATGCCAACAACATTTTCAACCAAACCAACCATATTAACTGATGATAATATTTTATGGCAAGGTAATGATCCAATGAATGGTGGTACAACTATAACATTATCAAAACCAATATCATCACAAATGTTTGGTATTGTTTTAGTTTTCAGTAGGTATGCAGAAGGTCAAACAATGAACTATCACTTCAATCAGTTCTTTGTACCAAAGAAGATGGTTGAATTATTTAGTGGTGGTGGACATAACTTCATGATGAATACTGAATTCATTTATTGGGCAAATAAATATCTTTATATAAAAGATAACATTATTACAGGTCATGCCAATAATGTAGTAAACAAAGGTGAAAATTCACTAGGTTATATTATGAACAATGGTGCATTTGCTTTAAGATATGTTATTGGTATTTAAATATTAAAATTAAGGGGTACAGATATGGAATGGCAAGTAGTCTTAGTAATCATTTCACTTGTGGGATTAGTTACTGCTATTGTAACACCACTATTGAAATTGAATACTAGCATCAGTAATTTGAATGCTACCATGAAGAATCTTGATGATTTGGTTACTGAAAGTAGGCATAGGCAAGAGAATCATGAAGCAGAAAGTAATAGAAAGTTTGAGCAGTATGAACATAGATTAACAGAACACACTGTTAAAATTCATAATCTTGAAAGAGAAATTTTTAAAAAATAAGAAGGTAATTAATCATGGAAGAAATTTATCAATTTTTTACACAATATGCAGTATTCCCAATTGCTATAATCTGTTTTGCAGTTGGATATGTTATTAAGCATTTTATACCAAAACTACCAAATAGGTTTATACCTTTAATTCTAGCAGTTTTAGGTTTAATCTTAAATCTAGCATTCAATAATTGGTCATTTACATTTGATGTAATTGTTAGTGGTATTGGTAGTGGATTAATTTCAACAGGTTCATTTGAAGCAGTTAGAAATCTATTAACCAAGAAAGAAACTAAAGATACTAAAGAAACTGAAGATACTAATTAAACTAAATCCTAGGTCATTCCTAGGGTTTTTCTTTTTAATCTGATTAAATTATAGGGGTGTTGTTAAAATGGCTTTAAAAACAGGAAAAAAGGGTTTAGAATTAATCAAGAAATTTGAAGGATGTAGATTAACTGCATATAAATGTCCAGCTAATGTTTGGACTATTGGATTTGGACACACAAAAGGTGTTACTGAAGGTCAAACTATTACTAAGGCACAAGCTGAAGAATTTCTAAAATCTGACTTAAAAGTGTATGAAGGCTATGTTAATAAATATGTTGAAGTAAAACTTAATCAGAATCAGTTTGATGCACTTGTATCATTTACTTATAATTGTGGTCCTGGTAATTTAAAGAAATCACTATTGCTAACCAAATTAAATGATGGTGATTATAAAGGTGCTGCAAATGAATTCCCTAGATGGAATAAGGCTGGGGGTAAGGTTTTAAATGGACTTGTAAAAAGAAGAAAAGCAGAACAAGAATTGTTCTTAACATTTCCATCATATAAAGTCAAGGTGACTGCATATGCCTTAAATGTTAGAAAAGGTCCAGGAACATATTTCAAGAAGATTGACTTGTTCTATAAGAATGAAATTCACACAATTGTAGCTGAAGAAGGTTCATGGGGTAAATTAGAAAATGGTGGTTGGATCTCACTAAAATATACTAAGAAAATTTAAAGGGATGCTTTTTTGCATCCCAATTTTTTATTATTTTTTATTTCATTTGTATTTTTCGACAAATTATGTCTATAAAAAGGTATAAAATCTAACCAAAGGTATCAAATCTTATAGAAAGGAAGGTTTATTTGATGACCTATGGATGAAGATGAATTAAGAAACAAACTGATAGATGCTATCAATATGTTACATTTATTTGGTGACAGATTTATCAATGTGGATAATCTACAAGCAATGGTTGACATTGATAATAGAAATTATATGGTAAGTTGTTTTAATTGCATTATGAATCTATTTAATGAAGTAGTTGAAAAGAAGGGTGA